TCATGCGTCGCCCCTCTGCACCAGGTCGATGTAGAGGGTCTCCGCGGTGGGGCGCTCGATCCAGGAGGTCATGCCGTCGGCATCCGTGGTGTCGAACGCATTCCAGCCGCCACTCGACCAGACCCTGACCCGGCGTCCGGCGACGGGCTTGCCCGTTTCGTGGTCGATGAGCTGGAAGCGCCCGGAACAGGGCACGCCGTTGCGGTTAAGGGGAAGGGCGGGAGCGCGCGGGGCGGGCGTGAAGACGTCGCCGATGAGTACCGTCCCCGAGCCGCCGATCACCACGTTGCCGTGCGCCCCGATACTACCCAGCGTCACCGCCGGTAGGCCGTTGATGAGTACCGTCGACGAAACGGCTGAGATCATCGGGCTTCCGCAGGCTGAGGCGTCGCCTTGCCGTGCTGCCGGCAGGCCGTCGAAAACGACGTCGGGAGAGCCCTGGACGATGGGGTTGCTGCCATGCCCTGGCACTGGGCAGGTCGTTGGATCGGTGACGCGGGCGGCGGGTTTTCCACTCATGTGCGGGTCCTTGCATCAGTGAGATGTGCTGGCCGCTCTGGCGGCCAATTCGGGATTGAACGAGTCGGCACCTATCGCCAGCGGAAGAAACGCAGAAGGGGACTTCTCCTTGTCCCACCTCCCGGCATTGGTTTCTTCTCCGGCCCGCCGAGGACCGTAGCGAGGTGCGCCGGTCAGTCTTGAGGGTGCGACGCGGAAGCGCCGGCTACCTGCAGCGCTGCAACTTCCAGCCGGGCGTCGCGGCGGGTCTGCTCCGTATGGCCCTGGATGATGCCGGGAATCAGGAAGGCATCGACGATCCACCAGATGCCGGTAATGATCAGGGGGAACAGGGTGAAACAACCGATCAGCGTGATGATCAGTTGGGTAAACGCCGTGCCGGTTTTCCCCAGGTAGAAGCGGTGTGCGCCGAAACCGCCCAGGAAGAACCACAGAAGATAGGCGGTGCCGGTGGATTTCTGGGCGTTGGAAACTTTCTGCTCCACGAGCATTTCAGACTGTAGTGACATGAGTTTTCCCACTGATCCATGCGGAAGACATGGTGGGAATTGAAACGTTGCCAACGGTGTTTTTTCAAGCGTCCAGTCTGAGGATGTTTTTGATTTGTAGTTTTATTGCGGGGCTCTGGAAGAGTCGGCCAGGAGTCGGAACTCCTGGACTTCGTAGAAGCGCTTAAAACAAACTGGCGAGTGGCTGGAGTTTATTGGCGAAAGGCGTCCGGCCGGGCGCCTTTCGCTTTTGTCCGTTAACTTCATAGTGGCGTGGTTTCGAACTTTATCTTTTGATAGTTCTCGAAAATGAACCTGTCTTCCGGCGACAGGGCCGTTTCGTCGAAGGGCAGGATCGCGCCGTCATGCATGACCTTGTAGTCGCGAGAGGTGATTTTCGTCTCCGCCGTGGTGAATGTACTCATGAAGCGCTTATGGGCATCCCCCTGGAACTCCTTCCTGTGCTGGAGGAAGTAGGCGAAGTCCATGTGCCCAACCATGAAGACGATGCTCCAGTCCTTCCTGGCGGCTATGTCCCATTTCCACATGGCGGAGAGTTTCCGCCTAATGGCCTGGTCGGACTCCCTCAGGGCCTTCTTGAGACAGTCGAAGGCGTAGGTACTGTCTATGTCGAATTCGCAGATGGTCAGGTAGTTCACGAACTTTTCGCCGAAGACACAACTGGAGCCGAGGGTGAAAATCTCGTATCCCGGGTAATACCTGCGAAAGAAATCAAGTTCCGTCAGGAACCAGTCTTCCAGTGCGGGTCGGCTGCTCTTTCCGTAGACGTTCTTGACGATGTCTGGCGTATATTCGAACCCTTCGCTGGTGCAGGTCAGAACGTTCTTCTCATCTTTGGCGATGACTATCCTGTTTTTTGCTCCTTTCGGTTCCTTTTTCATTTTTCTTGTCCTTCGAGCGTCTGTGGAGGCCGGTTTATCGTGTTTTGGAATCTCTGTTTTAGGTTTCGCTTTCCAGGGATATAAGACGCCTGCTTACCCTGGTAGTGAGTGTCTAGCTCAAATTCTTTTTCTGTGCTTGACGAAAAGTATGCGTTGGTTTCTCGGAGGCTCGTTTTCTTGGGCGGGGAGTTTCGAACCTGAATCCATGAATGTTTTCCTGCCAGCGTTCCAGAGCCTTGTTGGCGGCGGAATCGAACGGTCTCATTAAAAGATTCGGGAAATATCATTCCACGCGTCCGCAGCCAAAAGGGCGGGCTGGCGAAGCTCGCCGGGTGCCGGTCACGGTAGGGGAGGGAGCAGCAAGGCGAGCCGGCAACAGGAAAGGCCCGGCGCTGGAGGAGCAGGCAAGGAACTGGGCAAAGAAAAAGCCCCTGAAATTCACTAGGAAAATCAGGGGCTTATCGTTTGCGTTTGGTGGAGCCGGGGGGATTTGAACCCGCATCTAGCCCCCATTTGACGCGGCTTCCAGGCTGGAAGCTGTCATAAGGCTGTCATTACAGCTAAGACCCGTGATCGTATACGGTGAAATCTCTATCGATCCAAAGGATGTGAAATACCCGACCGTCGCGATACCCGACCATTGGGGCTTTGCCAATTGCACGGAATGAGATCAGGTTGGTGTCGTCTGTAACGAAGGCTGGAATTGCGGCCTTGAAGGATGGACGCCCGATAATCTCGAACCCAAGACCATGGCGAGGGGCTTGCTTGATCTGTTGCCAAGACATTTGGCTGAGAGTGCGAAGCTTGGATAGTACCTGGCTTCTCTCATCAGACGTGCACTCCGACACGCAGTAATCCGCCTGCATGAACTCGAAGGAAAACAAAGGCGGCTTCAGCTCCGGGTTCTCAGTAGGTGCTGGCCTTTCCTTGAGTAATAGACTGCTTTTAGAGCCTCTATCCCTGAGACGTGCCATGCCACGCCCTTACTTCACAAGGGTTTTAAAGAACTGGCGCATGTCGTCCGCAGGAATTTCACGGCTCATCGCCCCTGCCTGATAATTGTTCCGCCAGGGGGCTTCTTCGTGGGTCATCTCGCGCAGTCGCCAAGCCGAATACTGCCCGTAGATCTGCTGCACTTCATTGAGCAGTTCTACTTGCTCGGGGCTGAACGCTTCCAGATTGAAGTCTATGGGCGCTGGGATGCTGCCCGAGCCGAACTGCTTGTAGTGGTGATAGACGTTCGGCACGACAGGACCGTGCGTCCATGCTTCGATGGAGTCAGTGAACAAAGGCTCATCGTAGACGGCGAGATGGAAGCCCTGAGCGTAGTACACGAGCTTCTGCAGCTTCAGGTTGGACACAAGGTCGCCGGCCTCTTCGTTGGATTGGGCGAGGAAAAACTTCGCCACATCGATAGAGCTTGGCATAAGACCTCCTTGGTCATTTCCTGTGGATAACGTGTGTATAGCATGTGACATCAAAACGGTCGATGATTATCCGCTAGCCTTCAAGGATGTCAATTGAGGCTCGTCGCCTTGCCACATCTGCTCAGCTTTTCCCCCTGCCGACGCATCTGCGGCAGGCATCCATCTGCCATATACCCTGGCAATCATGGTCCAGTCGCTGTGCCCCATCTGTGTGGCTACCCACATCGGATGCTCCCCGGCAGACAGCATCATGGATGCGTAGGTGTGCCGGGTCTGGTACGGACGACGGTAGCGCACGCCGGCCTTCTTCAGCGCGTAAACCCAGAGTGTTTTCCGGATCGGTCCGTCGCCGGCCCATCGCTCGCCCGTCCTCGGGTTCTGGAAGACTTCCTGATTGGCCAGGTAGGTGAATTCCTTTTGCGCCTTCAAGGCTTCCAGCGCAGGGCCGAGCAGCTTGATGCTGCGCCGGCCGGAAGTGGTCTTCGTCACCTCCGCTTTTCCCTTGGCTGCCTGGGTCATGGCGCGGGTGACGCGCACCTCGCCGCGGAGCCAGTCAATATCGCCCCACTCGAGGCCGACGAGTTCGCTGGTACGCATCCCCGTCCAGAATGCGAACTGTACTAGGTTCCGCCCTTGACCATCGAGGGCACTCAGAATCGCCTGCTGCTCTTCCGGCGAGAATGGGTCCACGTCGTCGTCCTTGACCTCTCCCTTCCTTGCGTATGTCCAGCCGGCGAGGGGGTTGCTGTCGATCAGTTCCTCTTCCATCGCATCACTGAGGGCCGAGCGTAGGCAGCTCTGGATATTGCTGAGCGTCTTGTTGCTCACCTTCAGGGTGTCCAGCCAATCCTTGACGGCCTTCCGCTTCAGGTCGACCACCATGACGGGCCCAAGGGCCGGCACCAGACGAAGCTCTACAATCTTCCTGTAGCCCTCGAAGGTGCTGCTGGAGACGTGCTTGCGCTTCGACTCAAGCCATCGGCCAAGGAATCCCGCAACCGTCTCGCGTGACGCCTCAGGCGCAAACTTGGCGGCGCGCGGAGATCCAGGAAATGTCACCGAGTAGTCGAAGGTACCGGCGGCGATCGCATGTTCGATAGCCGCCTTGTGCTGCTCTGCTCGCTTCAGGTTAGTGGCGGTGGGCTTGAGCGAGATGCGCTCCCGGCACCTGACGCCGCGATACATGAACGTGATTTCGATACTCGAATCAGAGACTGCCCTGACTCCCCGCCCATCTCTACCCATGCTTCATACCCCTCTACATCAATAAGCGTCCGGCCATCCGGTGCTTTTTTCCATATCTCGCCGAGGCGCCAGATTCCGTCGCGGATCTTCGAGCGCACGGCGTCTTCGGTGTAGCCAGACTCGCTGGCGAATTTTTTAACAGTCAGGTAGCGCATTCCTGAGGCCTAGGCTTGAATGCAAGCCCCTCCCAGCGGCCGGATGGGCCGCGAATCTCGCAGCGCCGAACGTAGGCCCGGCGTTTCTTACTGTCGAACAGTGCCTGGCAGGCATCCATCCGTTCACCGTCGTTCGTCATTGCCAGCAGCCTGGCGCGGTCACCGCTGTTGACGAAGACGAATCCGTCCTTGATCTTCCCGTACCCGCTGGTTCGGTATAAGGCCCAGCGCGCCCCACCTTTCTTGCCTCCCTTCGACCCTTCGGTCAGGTAGAACGCAAACTCTCCCCTCATCACGCGAAGCAGAGTTCTAGCCATGGCGACCCCCACCATCTTTCGCCACTACCGAATACGCCTCCGGCTTTCGCTCAACCGTACGGGTCGATCCGTCCAGGCTGTGGACGGTGAGTGCCGGTCGCCGAATCTGCACCGTTCCATCTGGCGCCATCTCCTGCCGCAGGGCGCCGTAGAAAGGGCCACCCAGGGCGAACGGGTCAGGGATGGCCGACGGGTTTTCAAGCAAGAACTTCTGAAACAGGTTCTGGACCGCAGCGGTAAGTGGCCCCGTGTTCCCTCGGTTGGAGCGGCCGCTCTTGTGGTCTGCGCTGTCCTCGAACTCCCCGCCAATCCAGAGCAGGCCGCCAACGATTCCGGCGTCGCCCGCGCAGACCTCGGCAGCCTCGGCACGGTGGGCATGATTCACCCCCAAGAGATCGCACAGGTCGTCGAACGACAGGGCCTGCTCGATCATTGCTGAGTTTCCGATAAGCCAGGCTCCGCACTCCTCCATGGCTTGCGCCGCAACTCTGGCTCGCTCCCGATATGCCATCCGTTCGCGCTCCAGTGCCTGCTCGGTGAACGGCATGCCCTTGAGAAGTCGTCGCCACTTCTGGCGATGCTCTGCGAAGCTGGCGTCGCGATCGGCATGCACTGCCCGGATGAACATCCGGAGGGCTGCTATACGGACGCGCAGGTTACGGCTGCTGTCGACGCCGAGGTCGATCAGCCGATGCATCGTTGCGCCCTTCATGCCCGACTCTCCTTGTTCGTGTCGCAGATCCGCAGGTCGACGCCGCAGGCCTGGACCAGTTCGGTCAACTCGCCGAGCTTGGTGTTGGGGTTCTGCATCGCCTGGCCCAGGCGGACCAACTGTTGGCCAAGGGTAGCGAGCGGGGTAGGGCGATACCCTGGTGGTGGTGGAATGTCGGAGCCTCTCATCACTGGCATACCTCCCAGATGAACAGGGTCTTGAACGGCTGGAGCGCGGCGCCGGCGGCAACAGCAGCCAGGCCAAACAGCGCGACGAGTGCGATAGCGGTCAGTGCTCTACGCATCACTTGGCCCTCCCTGACTCGCCGCTACCCGGTCAAGGCGCTCGATCTCGGCCAGCCCGAGGGCGCAGGCCTTGACCAGATCGCGGCGCGCGCTGGTCGGCTTCCACCACTGTTCATCCCAGGGCCATGCCAGCGACACCAGTAGGGCGGCGGTTCCATCGTTCGGAGCGCTGGAGCCGGCCAGGGCGTAGCAGGCGGCGGCGCGGGCAATCTGGCCGTGGCTGTGCTCGTCGTCGTGCTCCGGCGTCCATCCCTCTGCCTCGACCTGCCGGCGTCGCTCGGCTTGAACATCGAGCCATGCGCGAGGCACGCTGTGCTGAGCCTGGTCGGAGTGCGTTGCGAACTCTTCGAGGCTGCTGCAGCCGGCCGGCGAGTGATGGCCCTCGCTCATCGGCATGCCGCAGAGGCACCCGATCACCGGGCCGCCCTCTGGCTGCGCCAGGGCGGTACGGGTCTGCCAGGCTTCCATGCTCCGCGCTGTAGCGCCGCAGTAGTTGCACTCTGGACCGCGTGTGCCATCGCCGCGAAGCCAGCCCGTGGGGTCTACCTCGCCACCGCAGAAGGGGCAGGGTGCTGGCTCAACATCTCTGCCTGCCTGCTCTACCGACGCCGGATGTGCCGGACAGGGATGGCGCAGCGAGCCGTTGCCGCTCGGGCAAGTGCATGAAGGAGCCTTTGAATTATTCGTGATCATCGGGATTCTCCCGTTTGTAGTTGCTGAACGGCGGAGTCGCTGGGGTGAGGAGGGCTTCCTCGAGCGGCATGCCTCCGGCGAGTCGCCTGCGGACGGTGCTGGCCGAGACAGGGCTCGGGAGCGTCTCCACCAGTTCCTCTATGGTTCCGGTCCGGCCGCGCACGGTGTGGGTGTGCTTGTCCTTTCGGGCCTGGCGGGCCTGGTCCAGTGCGCGGGCGAGTGCCGGCGTGCAGTAACCTCGTTTCTGCGAGTTGGCCCGCTTGTGGTCCAGCGACTGGCCCTTCGCCGGCCACTCGATATCCGGCATCAGGGTCAGCATTTCGCGGAACACCCAGGGACCGATGCCCAGGGCCAGCCGGGTGGCGCGCCGAGAAAGCCCGCGCGCGGCCGCGTTGCGAATGAACTGTTCGGTGTTCATGCGGCAGGTTCCTTGCGTTCACGGTCGACCCGGTCGATTTCACGCAGCAACAGGGCTATCGCTTGCAGCAGGTTTCCCCGTCGGTCGGTGGGGTGAAACTGGTCAGCGAACCAAGGCCATATGTTGATTCGGTGGCCGCCGACGTTCTCAAGGTGAGTGGCGCCGACTGCATAGCTGATTGCCGCCTTCACAAGTTCGCCTCGGCGATGCTCGTCGTCATTCCTCTGGTTGAAGTCTTCTGCCTCGATGTGCTTGAGGTAGGCCGCTGTCGCATCCCGGAGCGCGACGGGCGGGACGAACACCTGCAGCAGTCGGTCGAGCTTGTTGAGTTCGTCGACCGTCTGCTGGGTCGTCATGAAACTCCCGTTTCGATAGATCAGGCGGGTGGCGCCTTCGCTTGAGAGCGTGTAGGTAGGCTTGCGCATTGCATGCTCCAAGGGCGCCATCGCTGGCGCCGGATCGATGGTCGCTATTTGCTGATGCCGATGAAGGGAAGCGGGGAGCCGCTGGCCATGTAGGTGGGCAGCTTTCCGTCCCACTTCTCGACGGCATTGAGGGTCACGACGTCGGGGTTCGAGCGCAGCGCCTGGGCGCGGATCTCGATCGCCTTCGCGTCGGCGGTGGCCAGGGTCAGCTTCGCGTCCGCCTCCCCTTGGGCCCGAGCGCGTTCCTTGTCGGCTTCTGCCTTGGCTTGGGCGACCTCGTTACGGCGCTGCTCGGCCATCTGGGTGGCCTGGATCTTCGCGTTCAGGCTCTGCGTAACCTGCGGCGGGAGGACCAGGTCGGATGCGTAGTAGATGCGCTCGATGTTGATGCCGATGGGCGCCACCTGGTCGCGCACGCGCTTCTCGACGGCCAGCAGCAGGTCCGCCTTACCGGCGCCATAGACGCTCTCGACTGGAAGCTTCGAGGCAACATCGTTGAAGGCATCGCGCACCATGTTCCGCAGGAACTTGTTCGTGATTTCGTCGATTCCCGCCCGGTACTTCTGGAACAGCGTCGTCACCTTGTCGGGGGATACCGAGTAGGTGATGCCGACGGCGCCGCCAACCTTCATACCCTCAACGGTCTGGAAGCTGATCGCTTCCTCGCCGCCCCAGGTTTCGGTCTGCGTGAAGGTGGGGAACAGGTAGAGTTCCTCGTTCACGCCTACCCAGTAGCGCCCAGTTCCGACCTCGCGCGTCTCCACGCCCTTCTCGGAGCCGTAGAGGTTGACGATCACGCCGACGTTGCCGGCAGGCACCTTCGAACAGCCCGCCAGGAGGGCGAGCAGGCACAGCATTGCAGCAGCGGGAATCCGCTTCATTGGTCTTTCTCCTTGCTGGTGGTGGCCGCTTCTTCGCGGCGGGTGTTGGCGAGGTGGATGCCGAGGCAGACCGAGGCGATCAACCAGACGCCGGGGATGGCGAATCCCGCGAAGACCAGAACATCGTCGCGACTGCTGACCAGGGCCGGCCCAATGCCGCCCACCAGGGCGACGGACAACCCTGCATAGACCAGCAGCGCGATACAGATCAGGAAGAGCTTCCCGGGCTTGATGAGAGGTTTGTTGTCCATGCTTTCCTCCAGGCAAGCCGATGGCCTGCCGCGGTTGTTGGCTTTCGCGAAAATCGGTTGGTTACTGCTGGGCTGCTTCGGCGCGTTCGGTCTGCCGCGTCAGATCAGCCCTCTCTGTTGCAGGTCGTTCAGTTCTGCGTCCGCAAATGCGGCCGCTGCCTTCAGGTCTGCCACGGTAAGCTCGTCGAGCGTCTTGCCCAGGCCCTGGATGTGCCGGGCGAAAGCGCGCTGTGCCGGCCCGTTGTAGCCATGGCAGAAGTCGGCCGCTGCGCGCAGTTCACCGTCGAGCTGCAGCGCCAGGATGTTGAGAGGATCGTTTCTGTCCCAGGCCATGATCACGCCACCCAGGCCACGCCATCGCGGCGAGCAGTCAGACGAGTTTCGATCTTCCTTTCGCCGCCACGGCGGCTGCGCATCATGTGGTCATCGTTGAGCAGTGGCTGACCGGCGACGAGGAAGGCGAGGGCGATCACGGCGGGTGAGATAAGCCCGCGGCGGATTGCTTCCGCCACCAAAGGTGTGCGCCTGTAAATTCCGAGTTTGTGCATTACGCTCTCGAGCCTGCCTTTGATGGACCTTGGCGAAAGCCCATCCCGGCGCGCGATCTCCTTGTCGGTCATGCCGGATGCCAAGCTCAAAAGACAGGTGAGTTCTCGCTCTGCAAGCAGAGCTCCGGTCGAACCTTTCCATGCTCCAATTTGGATGACACTGTCCATTCATGAGTACCATTGGTTCCGTTTTTTGTAGATTGGACCTATGGTTCTCTTGTGTCAAGTACCAAAAGTACGCTCTCTGGGCGAGAAAAAGGGCGCAGATAGCGCCCTTCATGTCAATTGTAAAATGTAGCGGACCAGAACACTCTTCCTAAAATGGACAGCTCGGCCTGCACCATCTGCTCCAGTGTGTACTCTTCGTCCGGGTGCTCGTCCCTGTTGAAGCTCCGTAAGCGAATGCCGCCGCCAGGGAGGCGATAGAGTTGCTTTACGCGGAGTTGCCCGTAGTGAGATAGCGCATAGATTTTTCCATCAACTACTTGTTGGTCACCAGTATTTATTGCAACGGTGCTTCCGTCCGGTAGCAGCGGTTCCATCGAGTTTCCGCTCACGCTAACACACACCGCCTTGTCGAACTGGACGCCATAACGGCGAAGGGTGTGTTTCCCGAACCGGAGCTTCGCCTTGGTGCTGACTTCTAAGGCCAGTCTTCCAGACCCTGCAGACAATTCAACTTCCTTCAGGAAAGGCACCTCTACCTCGTCGTCATCAACGGGCGTCGAGTCGTCCCAAACCGAGAAGGGAACGATCTCGCCTTCTGGCTCGGGTGTAAGCGGAGCCTGCTGGTTGTACGGCGCTATGCGGACCATGGACCCTGTTCCCCAGGCCAGCCAACCAATCTCAACACCAAGAAGCCTGGCGAGCGACTCCATCTTCTCTGCGTTCGGGCGCGCCTCGCCATTCAGCCACTTCCCCACGGCTTTAGGCGTGATACCCAGCGCACGAGCAAGCCGAGCCGCCGTGCCATAGGCAGGGTAGCCAGCGTCCGCGGCGGCTTGCTTCAGGCGCTTTGCAAAAGCTTCTCGATTTTCTTCGGGCGATACCATCAGTCCATTCTCCTGCGACTTGACGGAACTTTCAGTTCCTGTTTAGCTTGTACTATTGGTACTTTCTAGGCGTTGAAAATGAACCTGATCAAAGAAGCCGTTCTCCTTGCGGGTGGAACCAGCAAAGCCGCCAAGGCTTGCGGTGTCAGCCCTCGTGCAGTCAACAAGTGGGTCAGGAATGGTCGGTTGCCTAGGACCGAGCATTCTGGTGAGACAAACCATGCGCAGCGTCTTTCTGAGGCGTCGGGCGGAAGGTTTTCCGCTGCTGAGCTGCTTAGGTTGTTGAAGGCTTCCGTTCATGGCGAAGAGGTTACCCGCCTCGGAACTGACGGTTCAGCGCTAAACGTACCTGTTCAGGCATCCAGTTCCGAGGTGGCTCTGTGAGCATCTGGCCTGCGGCGCCTGGCCGGGGGGGGGCTCGAGGCCTGCCGAGCGGATCAGTTTCGCATGCTAAACCGCCACGGACCGAATCATTAAACCCGGTTAAAAGCCAAGGGGTTTCCTGCTGGTGGAAGCTCTGCTCACAAACCCGGGGTGACGCGCCCAAAAAAGGGGCACTGGCAACCCACTATTCCTATGAACGCCCCTGTGCGGAGTCTGGGCAGGGTGACCATCGGCAGGGCCTCTTCAGGGCCTTCGTTTACATGGGCGCTTGGGATATTTCTAAACGGGTGCAGGCTGTCTGCGCCATTCAACGAAATTCGGGAGCTTGCACTTTGAAAAAGTCTGATACGCGCGCTCGCGCCCCTTCCTCAAAGCCGCCCTGATCTGGGCTGCGCTTTTCAGAATGTGTGGAGGATAGGGATTCCCTGTCTCCAGACAGCAAAAAGCCCCGCTTTCGCGAGGCCTTTAGTCGGTAGTCGTTGGCGCGACTGCCTGAATATCAATTTGTCTTTCGAAGGACGAATTAACTATGCAACAGAAAACCCAAAATGCGCAACCCCCGCGCTCTGCTCATCAACTCGCATCAGACCTGCTGGATGGCCTCGAAGCCGCTGTTGAGACCGTCAAGGGGATGCGCGCCATCCTTGCACTGGTCCGTAGAGATGAGCAGTGCAGCAGTTACCTCAAGGATATCTGCACGATAGGACTCGGTCAGGCCGAGTTCGTTGGCGGGAACCTTGAGGATGATATGAAACAGGCCGACGCAGAATTGTTCGAACTGGAGCGTGTCGCGACCCAATCCGGAAATGCTGAAAACGTGTCGCAACACGAAGGCGGTGCAGCATGAGCGCGCTCAAGCTCGGGCTGTCTGCACTGAAGGCGCCGGTATCTCCGCTTCCGCCCGCAGGGTTCGCTGCGATCCATCCGACCACTACGGTCGAAGAGGCGCTGAGCGCGGCCACTGCTCTGACCTCCAGTGTTTCCAGCATTCTCGGAGCACTGACTACCTCCGACGAAGAGCGCGTAGATATGGACGCCCTCAAGCTCTGCTCTCGCCTGGCTGGCGACCTGGTCGATGCCGCGCTCGACGCCCTGCGCAAGGAGGGCCAGCAATGAACCTCGCGACACTGCTCAGCAATCTGTGCTCCCCGGTTCCCGATGAAGTTCTGACCGATAAGCAGATCCGCTCCATCAAGTTGGAGCGTGGTACGGCTCGCCATGCGGCTCAGAACATGGCGCTTGGTGTCGCCGCAGTCGGGAAACTGCTGGCGCTTACCAGTGCTGAAGGCGAGATCGGCCAGGAAACCGCCGAGCGTCTTGGCTGGTTCTTGGAGGAGGTTGGCGGTGCCATCTTCCAGTTGGCGGAGTTCGAGCAGGTCTGTTCTGAGCGAATCAACCGGCAGAAGGAGGCTCGGCGATGAGGGCCACTCTGGGTATCAGCTTCCGGGCGACTGCGCCGGTCGATCTTTCGAAGGGAGATCACAAGACGAATGTCCTGTGCGTTAAGGATGACATCGATGCCGACCTCGCGCTGGACAGCGCCACCGATCTTCTGGACGCGGTGATTGGTGGGCTTCAGGAAATCGTTAGCGAGCCGAGCGTTTCCTCCCAGGTTTCGCTGATGCTTCACGCGGTCGAGACCGCGCAGGCCTTGGTCCGTGCCGCCTTGGAGGGTGGGGAGGTGGCCAATGACTAGCCGCATCGGAGCGAAAGCGCTCGGCGACCAGCTCTACAGCTATATCGGCGCCATCCAGGACTTGGCTACCGCAGTTCGCGAAGACTTGGCTTTCGAAGGTTGCGAGCCGGGCCCGCGCCTGACCGCCGACCAGGTGGATGCGATCCATCTGTCGATTATCACCATCGCCAGGTTGGCTGGCGAAGACTTGATCCAACTGCTGACCGAGCTGGAGGTGCCGGCATGACTGGCCTGACCTCAATTGGCGGCCAGGCCGCCACCATGACCAGCCGCGAGATCGCGGATCTTGTTGGGTCGCGTCACGACAATGTCCGCGTGACCATTGAGCGGCTGGCCGAGCGCGGGGTGATTGCTTTACCTGTAATGCAGGAAAAGCCCACCGCTGGCCGCCCCGCTCAGGAGTACGTCTTCACCGGCGACCAGGGCAAGCGCGACAGCATCATCGTCGTCGCCCAGCTCTGCCCGGAGTTCACCGCCCAGTTGGTGGACCGCTGGCAGGAACTGGAACAGCAGGCTTCCCGGCCACTGACCGCCGCCGAGCAATTGCTGGCCAGCGTGCAACTCACCGTCGATCTGGAGCGGCGACAGCGGCAGACCGAGCAGCAGGTGGCAGCGCTGACCGAAACCGTCGGCGACATGGACCGATCACACCCGCTGCTCGACTCGATCCCCAACGGCATGGAGAGCATCACCGCTATCCGCCAGCGGATCGGAAAGCAGTACGGCCTACCGCCCAGGGTGATCGACGCGGTGGTGCGCGAAATGCCGCACAGCCCGCGCCCCTTCGCCATGGTGCGCAGCAAGCACGAGGAACTGAACGCGCGGCCCTTCGCGGTCTGGGCAAAGGCCGAGATCAGCAGGGTATTCGAGCGCTTCGCGCGCGGCTGCACCTTCGTGACCCAACACCGAGCCACGCACCCGGATTTCGGCGCCGGCCGGGAGCGCTTCCAGATGCGCGGCACCCCTTCGCAGGAGATCGGCGAATGACCACACAACCGAAACCGGGCCGGATCACCACCAGCCCCAACGGCCGCCCGGTGATCGCCGGGCCCTGGCCGTCCTACCGTCAATTCCGCGACCTGCCCGAGCGTGAGCGTTGGGTGCTCTACGGCCACGCCAAGGCATGCCGCGGTGCTCTTGAAGATCAAGGGTTCCTCATGGCCGAGGGATACCACGACTTCGTGAAGCGCGTTACCGAGGAGTTAGACATATGAGCGTTCAGGCCATGACCTGGGCACTGGAGCAGCAGGTCGTTACCGATGCCGCCATGAGGCATGTGCTGTTGTGCCTGGCGAACTATGCCAACGAGGCGGGAAAGGGGGCGTTCCCTTCTATCGCCACGCTGAGCAGCGATACAGGGCTATCCGAGCGGACCGTCCAGTACAAGCTCCGGTCCCTCGAGGAGGCTGGTGTTATTCGCCGTGGAAACCAGGCAATCGCTGCCGCCTACATCTCGCACCGGGATCGCCTGCCGATGGTGTACGACCTCTCGATGGAACGGGGTGCAACGGTTGCACCGGGTGCAAATGACGACGTAACGGGGTGCAAACCACGACGTAACGGGGTGCAACTGACGACACAACGGGGTGCAACGGTTGCACCCGATCCGTCACTTAACCACCAAAGAACCACCAAAGAACCTAAAGAGCATGTCCAAACCGGCGAAACCGGTTCGGACGACGTGGGTGATCGGAAGGGAAAAACCGAGTCTGGGAAACGGCCGGCCAAGCCCAATCCTCTGGATGGTTTCGAGGAGTTTTACCAGGCCTACCCAAAGCACAAGGATCGAGCGAAGGCGGAGAAGGCTTGGCGGAAGATCGACCCTGCTCTGCACCCTGTGATCATGGCGGCGCTTCCGAAGCACTGCCGACAGCGTGATTGGCTGAAGGACAACGGCCAGTTCGTTCCGCTGCCGGCCAGTTGGCTCAACGGGCGACGATGGGAAGACGAGATAGCCCCTGATGCTGGCCCGGCATCGAGCTTCACCAACCTCCCCAAACACACCCCCGACATGTACCAGGACCGCGACGATGGCAGAGCAAATTTTTAACTTCTGGCGTAAACCCAACCGCAAGAGCGAAGAAAGCCCTTCTCTTCGCTGCCCGGTTCACGGTGACTACCACTCGATCCAGGTGGAGCAGTTTGATGGTAGCTACTTGACTTGGTCTTGCTCACGGTGTGTTTGGGATGGGGTGAATCGCGGGCCGGGGAGCGAGGAGTTTTCGGTGGCTCTGGCTGAGAAAACCCAACGCAAGATCAACGAGTTGCTGGTTGGCTCTGGCATCCCCGCTCGCTACCGGGCCAGCACTTTCGAGACTTACCGCACCGATGGCAAGGCGGAGAAGGCGGCGGTGCTGGAAGCATGCCGGGAGTATGCCGAGCGATTCGTGGAGAACTTCCAGGACGGCCGCTGCCTCTTGCTCCTGGGCAACCTTGGGACGGGCAAGACCCATCTCGCGTGCTCAATCGTCCAGTACGTCGTACGGAACCTTCAGGCCCAAGCAGTGATCACCTCGGCGTCGGAGATAATCCGTGTGGCTAAGGGGGCGATGAACCGGGCGGCGAAGTACACCGAACGGGACACTCTCGAAGAGCTGGCGGGCTTCGACCTGTTGGTGATCGACGAGCTCGGCGCGCAGAGCGGTACCGAGTACGAATTGGGTCTGCTCCATGAGGTGATTGACCGCCGGTATCGGGAGATGCGGCCTACGGTGGTGGTTTCGAACATGAGCGCGCAGGAGGTCGCCAAGTACATCGGTGATCGTGCGGTGGATCGTCTCCGCGAGAACGGCGGCAAGGCTGTTGGCTTCACCTGGGGCTCCGCTCGCCGGGAGGTTCTGGAGTGAGCCGAGAGCTGTACAGCGAAGAGGCTGAGTTCGGCGTGCTCGGCGCTATCTTGCAGTCCGCGCTCCAGCAGAATCAGGCGCTGGTTGACGAGGCCTTGTCCAGCGTGACCGCCGCCGATTTCTACTTCGAGGATAACGCCGCGCTGTTCCAGGCGATCAAGGATTGCTACGAGGAAGGGATTCCCGTCGATCCGGTGACCGTGGGAGTGGTCCGCGATGTGCTGCCCAGCGGCGCGAAGCTCATTCCCTATGCCGGGAACATTGCCCGCAATGTGCCTTCGGTGGCGAACTGGAGGACGTACGTCCGGCACGTCCGGGAGCGGGCCATCCTGCGTTGCTTGATCGACACGGCCGAGTCGGTGAAGGCCTCCGCCACGGATGACCGACCGTTGCCTGAGATCATCGCCAGAGCGCAGCAGGCGATGGCGGACCTGCGCGACCTCGATGACGAGGCGCCGAAGTACAAGCGGCTCGACGAGGTGATGCTCAAGGCTGTCGACGTTATCGACGACAAGTTCAACGGCCGCGCGCCTCAGTGGCCCGGCACTGGCCTGGCCGATCTCGACAAGCTGGTGCGCGGCATCCGCCCTCGGAAGCTCACCGTTATCGCCGGCCTTCCCGGCAGTGGCAAGACCACACTTGCCCTGCAAATCGCCCAGTACAACGCCTGCGAGGCGGGGGAGCCGTGGCTGGTGTTCTCCCTGGAAATGCCCGAGGAGGAGTTGGGCGTGCGCTCAATCGCCTCGCTGGGCGGAGTGGACCTGAAGCGCCTGGACGATCCGCAGCAGTTGGGTGACGACGACTGGCCGCGCATCACATCTGCGGTGGCCAAGGCCAAGGGGGCGCCCTTGTTCATCTGCGACGATCCCAACGTGACCGCCAGCCAGATCCGCAGCACCGCGCGGCGTGTCAAGCGTGAGCACGGCCTGGCCGGCATCGTCGTCGACTATCTGGGCCTGATTCCACCAGAGGCGAAAGGGCGCACGCGCAGCGAAGAAGTGGGCAAGACCAACAAGTCGCTGTTGCGCCTGGCCAAGGAGCTCGGCGTTCCAGTCATCGAGCTGGCGCAGCTCAACCGCGACTCGACCAAGCGCCCCGGTAAGCGCCCGCAGTCGAGCGACCTGCGCGACTCGGGGGAGATCGAGGCCGACGCCAGTTGCATCCTGATGGTCCACCGGGACATGGATAGCGAGGCCGGCCAGAACGGCATCACCGAGATCCTGATGACCAAGTGCCGACACGCGCCGCCGGGCATGTGCCTGCTCCAGCAGCAGGGCATGTACGGACGATTCGTCAACTTCGCCGGCCCACGCGAGATGAGCCAAGAGGAGGTCGAGATGGGGCGTAGCTACTTCGCCAACAAACACGGCAAGAAAAAGGGGAAGGCCGCATGAGCAACGTACAACCGATGGCACCCCGCAAGGTCATGACCAGGCTGGAGCGGGAGTTTCTCAAGGTGGCCGGCCAGGAGCTGGCGCAGGTCAAGGTGGGCGGTGCTGCTGCCTTGGCTGCGCTGCTGGTCATGATCGCCAACTGGCACGGCGACCGCGGCACTCTGGGCTTTCACGACTATGGCCGGCTCTGGTTGCTGGACGGCAATGCGAAGGGCGCGGCGGTGGAAACGCTGCTGCGCGATCTGTTTGGCCTGAACGGTCCGGGGGCGGCATGAGCAGAACTCGAACCTACGTGGACAAGCTGCTGGGCGATACCGAGTACCTCCTCGAGCAGTGGGGGTGGTGGCGAATGGATGGGATGGGGGTTCCCGGATATGTGTCGCCGGCTGCCGCTATCATGAGCCAAGCCATGCCAATGTCGAGCCCAAAGGCCTACCACGTCACTGACGATATGGCCTTGGCCGTCGACCGGGTCATTGCTCGACTCATCGACAGGGCGCCGCAGGCCGGCGACTTCGTGTGGCTCTACTACGGCGCGAAGTGGCCGGCCCTGCGCATCGCGCGTGAACACCAGATCGGCGAGGCCAAGGTGAGGGAGACGTTGAAGCTGGCGGTAGGCTGGGTCGATAGCGCCCTGGAGCGGTTCCGCGAGAGCGCTTGAAGAAATAGTTTTACGCGCGGAATGAAGGGTGTTTTCATACCAGCGTGAATTGCTGTGAACGCAGCGTGACGCACTCGAAACCCGGCCCTGGCGCCGGGTTTTTTATTGGTGCGCCAGGCATGGCGCGTTGCGCGCAAGCGCAACCAGCTTGGCTGTGGTGGCCACGCTGGTGACTGGGAGGTGAAAGTCCTCTACACACCCGGCAAGGGGAAGTGTTAGCCAGAGGCAAGGGTGTCGCGGGTGACTGCGAATCTGAAGGAAGCCCGAGGCAAAATGCTGGCCTGACGAACAGGAAGCGGATAGAGGCGGCGCAGCGGGGTAAGAAGGCCAAAATCTTCAAAGCCCAATACTTGCACGGAACGCTGTGACGTAGATCCGACAGGCATAAGCAGGAAGGTCGCGCGAATTACCCTGGGAGATCTGCACGTTTGCCAGTGTGCTACCGAGCGTCGAGAGGCGATGGGATGAGCGTGCAGAAGTCAGCCGAAGCCGTAGTAAGTGGCGAATAACCGCGCCACCAAGGGCCGAACAGGTTATGCCGCCAGTAGGCGTCAGAGTCTCGTTGAATACCGAAATGCAGAAATTTCTCCAAGAGAAGACTGTGACTCCGAGTCCCGGACAGAATCCGAGGATGACGGCTGACAGCGCAAAGGTATCGACGGCATCTGTGACGTGGACGAACGCGGAGCCGGACACGCTGATGGCGCGGGTGCTTGCACCGGCCAACCTCAGACGTGCGTATCAGCGCGTGGTCAGCAACAAGGGCGCGCCGGGTGCCGATGGCATGACGGTCGACGACTTGGCGGACTACGTGAATCAGTATTGGCCGATCCTCCAGAGGAGGTTGCTGGCCGGCGAATACCACCCGCAAGGTGTACGCGCCGTCGACATCCCCAAACCCAAAGGCGGCACCCGACAACTGGGCATTCCCTGCGTCGTGGATCGCCTGATCCAACAGGCACTGCTGCAACAGCTCACGCCGATCTTCGACCCGCTGTTTTCGGATTACAGCTACGGCTTCCGTCCGGGCAGAAGCGCCCACCAAGCCATCGAGACAGCCCGCGCCCATGTGGCGGCAGGGCATCGCTGGTGCGTGGAACTCGATCTTGAGAAATTCTTTGACCGGGTCAACCACGATCTCCTGATGGCGTACGTGGCGCGCCAAATCGTAGATAAACGCGTGCTCAGACTGATCCGGCGGTACCTCCAAGCCGGTGAGATGTCGGGTGGGATCGCCAGCCGACGGCAGGAAGGGACGCCGCAAGGCGGCCCGCTCTCGCCGTTGCTGTCGAACATCCTGCTCAACGAACTCGACCGCGAGCTGGAACGGCGGGGTCATCGCTTCGTGCGTTATGCCGACGATGCGAACATCTATGTGCGCAGCCCTCGTGCTGGCGAACGAGTGATGGCCAGTGTTGAGCGCTTCCTGAATCAGCGCCTGAAACTAACGCTGAATCGGGATAAGAGCCGAGTAGCCGGGTCTTGGATGTGTGATTACTTGGGTTACGGGATGAGCTGGCATCAGCAACCGAGACTGAGAGTGGCGACGATGAGCCTGGGTCGCTTGCGCGACCGGCTCAGAGAGCTGCTACGTAAAGCGCGGGGCCACAAGGTGGCGACTGTCATCGAGCGGATAAACCCCGTGCTGCGCGGATGGGCGGGCTACTTCAAGCTGAGCCAGAGCAGACGGCCACTTGAGGAATTGGACGGCTGGGTGCGTCACAAGCTTCGCTGTATCGTCTGGCGTCAATGGAAGCGGCCCTCTACGAGGGCGCGCAACTTGATACGCTTGGGACTTAATGCGGCGCGGGCGTGGAAATCGGCAGTCAATGGCCGAGGCCCATGGTGGAACTCGGGAGCGCCCCATATGAATCAGGCGTTGCCGAAGAAGCTGTGGGACCGCCTCGGGCTGGTCTCGATACTGGATACGATAAACCGACTTAACCGTATAACCTGAACCGCCGTATACGGAACCGTACGTACGGTGGTGTGAGAGGACGGCGGATGTGAATCCGCCTCCTACTCGATCGTTGTCAGGTCTGGCGCGGCATCATCAGGCCCCCGTCTGACTCGATGTTTTCCTTCCTTGGCTTTCAGCGAGATGGACGGGAGGCCCGGAAGATCCCCTCTCCCGGGCCTTTTAGTTTCCGAAGGTCGAAACTCGGTAGACGGCAGTCTCACCTGCCACATCAAAGTGACGGGTTACCGACCCACAAGGCCTTCACCCTTGCGATAATGACCATCTCGAAGCCGAGAGGTGGTCCTATGAGAAGTCCAGATATCAAGGTCGTGAAGCTCGAGGGGGACGCAGTCCCCTGGTCTATACGCGATGCCGGCCATGAGGCCTGTTTCGTGGTTATGCATGGCCTGACGCTGAGGAGCGATTTCTTGTATTCCGAGGAAGAGGCTGAGGCGGTGGCAGACGCGGTGCACCTAGAGATCATCGAAGAGATGAGATCGATGCTGGAGTCTGTCCGAGGACGATAGTCGATCAATGCAGGTGGAGCGCAGGATGCGCACGGGGTAGTGGCCCCTATCCACCCGCACCTATTTCAGAGCCCAGCCCCGTGCTGGGCTTTTTCGTTTCTGCAGGTGGCGCATTGCGCTGCGGGGCGCGCGGCCCCCTTGAAAGGCCGTACCTGCACCCATTCCCGGCCCAGCCCTTGCGCTGGGCTTTTTCATTTCTGCCCCGGCGAGGGGAACTGAGACGATGAAGATGCCCGACAAACCCGACACCTGGGCTGCGCTGCTTGCGTGGCTGTCTGCGCACTACCCGCAGTTGTACGCCGCCGGCCTGTCCTTTGTGGTCGCGCTGACCCGGGTGATCTATGGCGGTGGAACGCGGCGCCAGGCCCTGCTCGAGGCAACGCTCTGCACCTTGATTACCTTGGGCCTGATTCCGGTCCTTGAGTGGTTCGGCCTGCCACAGAACATGGCTACCGCTGCTGGGGTGTTCACCGGCTTCCTAGGAGTGAAGAAGATCGCCGAGTTCGCTGATCGGATCGCCGACTGGAAGTTTCCGCGTCGGGGGGCTGGCGAATGAAGATCACCGCAGATCAACTCGACCGCGCTACCGGCTGCGGTGCTTCTACTGCCGGCCTCTGGGTCGAGCACATCAACGGCTCCATGGCCCGCTTCGAGATCAACACGCCCGAGCGTGTGGCGATGTTCCTTGCTCAGGTCGGACACGAAAGCCAGAGCCTCAAGCGCCTGGTGGAGAATCTGAACTACTCCGCCGAAGGCCTGCTCAAGACCTGGCCGACGCGTTTTACGGCGGTTGAGGCGAAGCAGTACGCCCGACAGCCTGAGCGCATTGCCAACCGCGTCTACGCAAACCGGATGGGCAACGGGTCGCCAGACTCGGGCGATGGGTATCGATACCGTGGCCGCGGCCTGATCATGATTACGGGCCACGACAACTACGCCGAAGTCGCCCGCGCCCTGGCGCTGCCACTAGTGGCGCAACCGGAGTTGCTTGAGCAACGGACCTGGGCTGCCATCGCGTCGGCATGGTGGTGGATGTCGAGGGGTTTAAACGAACTGGCCGACCAGGGTCGCTTCGAGCGGATCACCCTCAAGATCAACAGTGGCTACAACGGCGCAGATGACCGTGCGGCTCGCCTCGAGTGGGCGCGTGCTGCGCTCAAGGGGGAATGATGCTCGGGTTCACGACGAAAGCTGAGGCGCGACGCATCGGCGCCTCGCACCACGGGAGCTATTACGGCATACCGATGTGGCTGGGGGATGTTGATAGCGATTGCCCCCTGGCGTTCGCCAAGTGGGCGCCGCTTGAGATGGTCGTCTCTCTGTTCTCGGTAATTGAGGGCATCGTCAACTCGATGTTCGATCAAGAGCAGACGTTCATGTTCAAGGTTGGTCGGAGGGTCGACCAGTGACCTGGCGGCCCTGGTTGGTGGTCGCCCTGGTAGGCGCGCTTGTGTTCTGGCGCCTCGATCACGTGACCGCCCAGCGTGATGACCTGCAGGCCGCCCTCGAACAATCCGTCGAGACGGTCACCGCCATGGCCCAGCAGGCCCAGCGCGACATCCAGGCGCAGGTCCAGACCGATGCCCTGGCCCGAACCTACCAAGCAGCACTGCAGGCCTCCCATGAAGAAAACCAATTGCGCCGCGATGCTATCGGCACTGGTGCTCGCGTCGTGTACGTCAAAGCCCGCGGCCCCGCAGACGGAATGCACCCGGCTCCCGGAGCCTCCGGCAGCGCTGATGCAGGAAGAGCCGTCCTTGCTGCCGCTGATGGACAAGTTGTTTCTGATCTCCGAGCCGGAGTCGAGCGACGCGAACTGATGATTGAGGCGCTGCGTAAGCACATCGCCGGCCTGCCGAGGTATTGCAGAAGATGATCAGTATCAAGCCGGAAGGGTTCCAGCAGCAGCTCGCCGACCTGACTGAGCTTGAGCAGAGGCAGATTCCTTACGCGACAGCCACTGCGCTTACGCGGACCGCGCAAGGCCTGATGGATCGATTGCGCGATGAGATGCGTGTCGTGTTCGACCGCCCGACCCCGTACACCCTGAACAGCCTGCGCATGGTGCCAGCCAGGAAAGACCGGCTGGAAGCGCGGGTTTGGTTCAAGGACGAAGCGGACGGTGCGCAGCCTGCATCGGTGTGGATTGCCCCCGAGGTCTACGGTGGCCCGCGTCGGAACAAGCCGGCCGAACTTCAGCTCAGGGCCAAGGGGATACTGCCCGAAGGCAAGTACGTGGTGCCCGGCGCCGGCGCGGACCTGGATCGCTACGGGAACATCAGGCGCGGCCAGGTCACCAAGGCATTGAGCGGCATCCGCGGCTTCAGCCAGGCCGGGTACAACGCGAACGCGACCGATAGCAGACGGAGCAGGGCGAAGGGTAATGCTCGCCGCTACTTCGTCATGACCCGTAAGGGCCAGCCCATAGGCATTGCTGAGCGCACAGGCCGAGGCCGGGATGGTGTCTCAGTCATCATGGCCTTCGTGTCTCGCCCTTCGTACCGCCGCCGGCTGAGCTTCTTCGAGATCGCGCAGCAGTACGCCGACGAGAACCTGCCGCGCGAGTTCGAGGTGGCGATGCGCGGCGTTGCTGCTCGGTTCGCTGCGAGGCGCTGACTGATGCACCAAAGTGGTGCGTAGCGGGTCCTCCCCGGGGTGCCCCCGTCAGAGGGTAATTCGAGCCCCGCGCGCCAAATATGTATGACCATTTTTCGGAGGTTGGTTGTTGTTTAGTCATGAGCAAAAACGAAACAACCAAACAGCGCGGATGGTTGAACAAGTCCGAGATGGCCGCGAGCCTCGGGATTTCTCCGCAAGCCTTTGATAAATGGGGCGTTCAACCAATCGAGCGAATAGGTCGAGAGGCCTTCTACACGGTGGCGGATGTGGTCGAAAACCGCATCCAGCACGCCGCTCGGAAACAACAACCTGAGGGGGAGCTACCGGAAGGTCTCGATCCCTACGCTGAAGCCAAGCTGACACAGGAGCGACTCCGGCTCACCAAGGCCCAGGCCTACGCCCAAGAGCAGAAGAACCAGATCCAGGACAAGCTCCTGGTCCCGGTCCCGTTCGCCACTTTCGCCTTGGCGAAGATCGCCGCCAAGATTGGCTCGGCGCTGGAGACCGTCTGCAAAACGGTCAGTCGCCGCCACCCGGATGCTGATCCCTTGGTGATGGAGTCCTTCGAGCGGGAGATCGCCTTGGCGCGAAACCTTTCCGCTGAGTTCAGCGACGACATCCCGGGAATCCTTGATGAGTACCTTGCAACCCTGGATCAGTGATCTGCGCACTGCGGTCAAGCTGGGTTTGCAGGGAATGTTCAAAGAGCCGCCGATGACGGCGGTGGAGTGGGCCGACAAGCATTTCTACATGTCGGCCGAGTCCTCTTACAACGAGGGCCGCTGGAAGACCGCACCCTTCCAGATCGCGATCCTGAACGCGATGGGCAACGACCTGATTCGAGTGGTCAACTTCGTGAAGTCGGCTCGGATCGGTTACACGAAGCTGTTGCTGGCCAACATCGGCTACAAGATCCAGCACAAGCGCCGCAACGTGATGATGTGGAGTCCGACCGACCCGGACGCCGAGGACATCAGCAAGAGCCACGTCAATGGCCTGATCCGCGACGTGCCGGTCATGCTGGAACTGGCGCCCTGGTTCGGTCGGAAGCACAGCGACAACACCTTGGACAACAAGGTGTTCGCGAACCGCCGCAACCTCTGGATCCGCGGTGGCAAGGCCTCCCGGAACTACCGGGAGAAGTCGCCCGACGAGGTGATCTACGACGAACTGTCGAAGTTCGACGCCGACGTCGAGGGCGAAGGCTCGCCGACATTCCTAGGTGACAAGCGCCTGGACGGTGCGGTCTACCCGAAGTCTATCCGGGGGTCTACGCCTGGGGTCGCTGGCAGTTGCCAGATTACTAAGGCGGCGGAAGAGTCTCCGCACCGGCTGCGCCTGCATATTGCTTGCCCTCACTGTCAGCGGGAACAGCACCTGAAGTTTGGCGGAAAGGATTGTGAGTTCGGCCTGAAGTGGGAAAAGAACGAGCTGGGTGAGGCCGAGCGCGCCTGGTACGTCTGCGAGCACTGTGCAGCCTGTTTTGAACACCGCGACATGGTGGTGGCCCAGGCTAAAGGCCGCTGGATCTGCGACGAGACCGGCATCTGGACGCGCGACAGCATCGACTGGTTCGGCCCAGACAACGAGCCGATCCGCACGCCGCGCTCGGTCAGCTTCTACTGCTGGGCGATCTACAGCACCTGGACGACCTGGGTGTCGTTGGTTGACGAGTGGCTCAAGGTCAAGGGCGACCGCGAGAAGCTGATTACCTTCATCAACACCACGCGCGGCGAGGTGTGGGAAGAGGAGCAGGGCGACCGCGTGGAGTGGCAGACGCTCTATGCCCGCCGCGAGAACTACCCGAAGGTGCCGCCGCAAGCGCTTGTCCTGATGGGTGGAATCGACACCCAGGACGACCGCTACGAGGGCCGCGTTTGGGCTTTCGGTCTTGGCGAGGAGGCATGGCTTGTTCACCGTTTCATTCTGACCGGCGATCCGGCCAGTGAGGAGTTGCGGCGTAAGGTCGGCTTGGAAATTCACCGGCAGTTCACTCGGGCTGACGGCGTTCCAATGCGTGTCGAGCGTTGGTGCTGGGATGCCGGCGGCCACTATGCCGATGAGGTAGAGGCCGAGAGCGTCAAGCATGGCGTGCACTGGGTGGTTCCGACTTTCGGGGCGAGCACATACGGCAAGCCAATCGCCAACTTCCCGAAGCGGCGCAAGCGCAAGGTCTACAAGACCGAACTGGGTACCGACAATGCGAAGGAACTGATCTACAGCCGCCTGCGCATTGATGTTCCCATCCCGTGGCAACCGACGCCCGGCTGTGTGCACTTCCCGATCGACAGCGACATCTGCGACGAGGACGAAGTGAAGCAGATCACCGCCGAGAAGAAGAAGCCGGTGATGGCGAAGGGTGTTCGCGTCCTGCGATGGGACTCCGGCGGGCGCCGCAATGAGGCGCTGGATTGCTTCGTGTACGCCCTTGCCGCGCTGCGCATCAGCCAGCAGCGCTTCGGCCTCGACCTCGACCAACTTGAGCGCGCGCGCGTTGATCCCGTGCCGGAGCAGGTCGCCCAACAGCAACCCTCGAACGAAAACCATGCCAGCACCTCTCGGGGCTGGCTCAACACTGGAAGCGGACCATGGCTCTGACAGCGCAGCAGATGCTCGACAAATACCTGGAGGCCGAGGCCGCCGTGCTCGAAGGGCGGACGGTGATCTTCAACGGACGCACCCACACCATGGAGGATATTGAGAAGATCCGCGCCGGACGCCGGGAGTGGGAGCGCCGCGCGGCGGCAGATCGGGACCGCGCCGCCGGTCGCCGACCAGGCCCGGCGCTGGCGGAGTTCTGCTGATGAACCTGATCGATCGTCTACTGAAACCCTGGGCCCCCGACCTGGTGGCTCGGCGCCTGGCCGCCCGCGAGGCAATCCAGGCGTATGAGGCTGCCAGGCCAGGGCGAACCCACAAGGCCAAGCGTCAACCGCTGGGCGCCGACACCTCGCTACAGAAGTCTGCGGTCTCCATGCGAGAGCAGTGCCGGAAACTGGACGAAGATCACGATCTGGTTACCGGCTTGCTCGATCGCCTCGAGGAGAGGGTGGTGGGCGGTAGTGGCATCGGCGTGGAACCGCTGCCGCTGCGCCTGGATGGCTCGGTGCATGCCGAGTTGGCCATGGAAATCCGCAGTGCGTGGGCCGAGTGGTCTCTCTCGCCGGAGACCTCTGGTGAGCTGACGCGGCCCCAGGTAGAGCGGCTGATGTGCCGCACTTGGTTGCGCGATGGCGAGGGCTTGGCGCAGAAGTTGATGGGACGAGTCCCGAACTACACGTTTGCCACGTCGGTGCCTTTTGCCCTGGAGCTGCTGGAGCCCGACTACTTGCCCTTCAGCTACAACAACCTGTCGAAAGGCATTGTCCAGGGTATCGAGCGTGACACCTGGCGCCGGAAAAGGGCCTATCACCTGCTCAAGGATCACCCCGGCAACCTGCAGACGCTGGGCGGCAGCCTGGCGGTGAAGCGCGTCGAAGCGGAACGGATCATCCACATCGCCTACCGCAAGCGGATCGGCCAGAACCGAGGCGTGCCGATGTTGCACGCAGTGCTGATCCGCCTTGCCGACTTGAAGGACTACGAGGAGAGCGAGCGGGTGGCGGCGCGCATCAGTGCTGCCCTGGCGATGTATATCAAGAAGGGTAACCCCGACAGCTACACGGTGGAGCCCGGGAAGGACCGGAAGAACCGAACGATCCCCATCGCCCCCGGCATGGTCTTCGACGACCTCGAGCCAGGTGAAGACGTCGGGATGATCGAGAGCAACCGGCCGAACCCCTTCCTTGAAGGTTTCCGCAACGGCCAACTGCGGATGATCGGCGCTGGCACTCGCAGCACCTACTCCTCGGTGTCCAGGGCCTACGACGGCACCTACTCGGCACAGCGCCAGGAACTGGTCGAGGGCTGGCTGGGCTACGACCTGTTGCAGCACGAGTTCATCGACTACTGGTGCCGGCCTGTCTATCGGTCCTGGCTGCAGATGTACCTGTTGGCTCGGAAGGAGCGCCTGCCCGCCGACGTTGATCACCGCACTCTCTACGCGGCGGTCTACCAGGGGCCGGTCATGCCATGGATTAACCCGATGCATGAGGCCAACGCATGGGAGTTGCTGGTCAAGGCCGGCTTCGCCGATGAGGCGGAAGTTGCCCGCGCTCGTGGTCGAGATCCGCGCGAGCTGAAGAAGTCGCGTGAGACGGAGATCAAGGCGAACCGGGCAGCCGGCCTGGTCTTCAGTTCGGATGCCTACCACCAACTGGTCAAGTCCGGGATGGACCCGGTTGAGGCGGTGCAGAAGGTGTACCTGGGCGTCGGGAAGATGCTTACCGCCGACGAGGCTCGCGAGCTCGTCAACAGATACGGCGCCGGCCTACCCGTGCCTGGGCCGGATTTCCCCAACGAGAGCAACAATGGAGGCGCCGATGGGCAGCCATCAAACCCTGATCCATAAAAGCCTGATGCTGCCGATGGCGGCGGCGTTGACTGAGGCCAACGCCCCGCATGAGTCCTGGTACAGCATCAAGGCTGCCGGTCGCGGCGTCGCCGAGGTGCTGTTGTACGACGAGATCGGCGTCTGGGGCATCACCGCGCTGCAGTTCGCTCGAGACCTCAAGGCAATGGGCGACCTGAACAAGATCAACCTGCACATCCACTCCCCGGGCGGCGACGTCTTCGAGGGGACGGCGATCTATAACCTGCTGCGCAACCACCCGGCCAGCGTCGACGTGTACATCGATGGCTTGGCGGCCTCGATGGCCTCGGTCATCGCCATGGCCGGCGACACCATCTACATGCCCGAGAACGCCATGATGATGGTGCATAAGCCCTGGGGCATCCAGGGCGGCGATGCGGACGACATGCGCCGCTATGCCGAACTGCTCGACAAGGTCGAGGACACCCTGGTCATGGCCTACGCCAACAAGACCGGGAAGTCCGCCGACGACATCAAGGCGCTCCTCAAGGAGGAGACCTGGATGAATGGCCGAGAGGCCGTCGCTGCCGGTTTCGCCGACCAGCTCACTGAGCCGCTGCAAGCGGCCGCTCACCTTTCCTCCAAACGCATGCAGGAGTTCGCCCACATGCCCGAAGCTCTGAAAACTCTACTGGCCCCGCGCGCCCAGACCCCCGCCGCGCCGACCAACACTCCCGCGCCGACTCCGGCACCGGCCGCGCCGGCGGCTCCCGTGGCCGCCGCCCCAACCGAGGCCGATATTCGCGCCCGCATCCTCGCCGAGGAATCTGGTCGCCGCAGCGCAATCACTGCTGCCTTCGGCGCGTTTGCCAGCGGCCACGCCGAACTGCTCGCCACCTGCCTGAACGACATGACCATCACCGTCGACCAGGCTCGCGAGAAGCTGCTGGCTGCCATTGGCGCCGATACCAAGCCGGCCGCCACCCCTGGCGCTGGCGCCCACATCCATGCCGGCAACGGCAACCTGGTGGGCGACTCGGTGCGCGCGAGCGTGCTGGCCCGCATCGGTCGCGGCGAGCGCCAGGCCGATAACGCCTACAACGGCATGACGCTCCGCGAACTGGCCCGTGCCTCGCTGGTCGATCGCGGGGTCGGCGTGGCCTCGCTCAACGCCCCGCAAATGGTCGGCTTGGCCTTCACCCACACTTCCAGCGACTTCGGCCTGATCCTTCTGGACGTCGCCAACAAGTCGGTGCTGGCGGGCTGGGAAGAGGCCGAAGAAACCTTCCCGCTGTGGACCAAGCCCGGCATTCTCACTGACTTCAAGCCGGCGCGCCGCGTCGGGCTGGGCGAGTTTTCCTCGCTGCGTCAGGTGCGTGAGGGCGCCGAGTACAAGTACGTCACCCTTGGCGAGCGCGGCGAGCAGATCATCCTGGCTACCTACGGAGAGCTGTTCAGCATCACCCGTCAGGCGATCATCAACGACGACCTGCAGATGCTCTCGGATATCCCGTTCAAGCTGGGCCAGGCGGCCAAGGCCACCATCGGCGACCTGGTCTATGCGGTTCTGACCGGTAACCCGGCGATGAGCGATGGCAAGGCCCTGTTCCATGCCGACCACAGCAACCTGCTCACTGGCGCGGCTTCGGCGCTTTCCATCGACAGCCTGAGCAAGGCCAAGACCCAGATGGCTACCCAGAAAGCCCAGGTAGAGAAGGGCAAGGGGCGCACCCTCAACATCCGTCCGGGCTTCGTTCTGACTCCGGTGGCACTCGAGGACAAGGCCAACCAGATCATCAACTCCGAGTCCGTGCCGGGCGCCGACGTCAATAGCGGCATCGTTAACCCGATTCGCGCATTCGCGCAGGTGATCGGCGAGCCGCGCCTGGACGATGCCTCGGCGACCGCCTGGTACATGGCTGCCAAGAAAGGCTCTGACACCATCGAAGTGGCCTACCTGGACGGCGTCGATACCCCGTACCTGGAGCAACAGGAAGGCTTCACTGTCGACGGCGTGGCCAGCAAGGTGCGCATCGACGCCGGCGTGGCGCCGCTGGACTTCCGCGGCCTGCAGAAATCCAACGGCGCCTGATCGGTGCCAACTCCCGAGCCCCGCACCTAGCGGGGCTTTCTGTTTCTGCCATTAGGAGAATCAACCATGGCGAAGAACTATGTGGAGGACGGCAACGTCCTGACTCTCATTGCGCCCGTTGGCGGCGTTCAGTCCGGCGTACCTGCGGTGATCGGAGACCTGGTGGTGGTGCCGCTGGTAGATGCCGCCGCGGGCGAGCCGTTCGCCGGAAAAACTGGCGGCGTCTGGAGCCTGCCTGCTGCCGCTGGCCTGACCCAGGGCGCCAAGTGCAGCGTGCTCGATGGGGAGCTGGTTGCTGCTGCCACTGCCGACTCGGTGGCGTTCGGCAAGATCACCGAGCCCACCGTTGACGGCTTCGCGTCGGCGATGCTGATCCAACAATGAGCGCGCCGGGCCGTTTTGGCCGGCTGATCCAACGGCTCCACGAGCGTGGGCAAGAGCGGTTATCTGATGCCGTGGGCGAGTTCCGCGGCATCGGCCGCCCCCCGATCAAGGGGATACCGCTGCAGGTCGACCGAAACCTCACCTACGAGGGGCCTGATGGGGTTTTCATCACGGACAAGGTTGGGATCAGTTGGCTGGCGAAGGACGTTCCCACGGCATCGCGTGGCGACCTCTTCGTCATCGGGTCGTCGCGCTATCTCGTGGAAAAGCTCATTGCGAACGACGGTTGGTTGCTGACGGCAGCAACGATCGAGGAGGAAGCATGAAGCCGAACGTGCTCACGATCGGTCGCTTGGCCTTGCTGGCGCGCCTGCAAACCATCACGCCAAACCAGGGATACCGGACGGACGCGGGCACTCGCGTGCTCTCTGGGTGGTTTAACGAGCTGGTCAAGGAGCGGCATGAGGGCTTTCCGCTGATTGTCGTCCAGCCGGGCAAGGAGCAGCCGCCGGAGCATCTTGATGCCGCCGTTCGCTTCCATCGCGGCTTCGACGTGGTAGGCGCGGTGCAAGGTGGGTATGACCACTATGAGGAGGCTCTGGAGGACCTACAGCTAGACCTTCTGGCGTGTCTGATGCCTGCCCCCAAGGGTCAGTTCCTGCGCTGGCTGCCCCGAGAGCGCGGCATTACCGGGCTGACGTTGGGGGCGCCTGAGCCGTACCCGCCGGGCGATGGAGTGGCCGCTGCCGTGATTCGAATCCCTGTGTATCTGAAAACCATCATCGAGGCGTAACCCATGAAGAGCGATCCCCAGGTGCCGGCCTCGGTCGACGCCGCGCCGCCGGCTGCGCTGAACAAGGCCGTCGAGGTCACCCTGGCCAAGGTGCATTGGCACCAGGGCAAGGAGAAGGCGGCCGGCGAAAAGATCAACGTCAGCCCTGACCAGGTTGAATTCCTGCGCCGCGAAGGCGTGATCAAGAAGGAGGCCTGATATGGCTATCGAGAAAGAGACGTACGTGATCGGCGGCTGGCTGAAGGCACGCGAGGCAGGGACTACAGGGCCTTTCAAGAAAGTAGGTCTGGTATCCACCATTCAGCAGACCATCGAGAGCAGTGAGATCACGCTCCCCGACACCACCACTCCGCAGGGCGGCGAGTACGACTCGGTATCGCGCATCTCCTCGGTCGGCTTGGGGATCAACTTCCGCGAACTGCATACCTCGATGCTGGCGGCCCTGATGTGGGGCGACGCCACCAACGTTCCTTCTGCCACCCACACCGACGAAGCGCACATCGCCGTTCCGGGAGGCACGATCGCGCTCGACTTCATGCCGCTGGAGATCACCAGCGTGAAGAGCGAGGACGGCACCACGACCTACGAAGAGTTCGACGACTGGAACATGACCGGAGCCGGCCTCGAAATCGTTGAAGGGGGCGCGATCTCTGCGGCCACACCGATCAAGGTGACCTACAAGTCTGCCACCGTCGATGTGATCGAGGCGCTGACCAACAGCGGCAAGACGTTCGAATTCCTCTTCGAGGGCGAGAACGCCGCCGGTACCCAGCGCCGAATCCAGGCGCGCTACTTCCTCTGCCGCTTGAACCCGTCGAGCCAGCAGGATTGGATCAACACCGAAGACTTCCTGGCCGCCGAGGCCACTGCCAAGGTGCTGATGGACCCGACCAAGGTCGGCGCTGGAAAATCGAAGTACTTCAACATCAAGAAGGAACTGGCGACGGTGTGACGCCGTTCATGCCCGGCAGGGACGCCAGGCGAGCAATCTCTGATTCCGATCTGTCATTGTCACTACCAGAGCCCGGCTATGTGCTAGGTTTTGATGCTGGCGCAGTGATGCTAAAGTCCTCTTCATCATACAGGGAGGACGGCTATGAAATGCCCAAACTGCGCATATGAACCGACTATGCGAGAAATCACAGAAAGCGCTGACTCGTGCCCTAAGTGTGGAACTAATTACCAAGAGTATTCCGAGCGTCAGGCCAGTCAGAGGTCTGACCCCATGTCATGGGGCAATCTCTCTAAGCTACATCCTGAGGCTAGAAATGTTGTCATGAACTATAAAGGAGCAAGTCCAGTTGTAGTGATTGACTTCAAAATGGGCTTTTGGTCAATGGTTTTCTTTATGGTTAAAGCGTCAATTGCTGCAATTCCGGCGATAATTATAGTTTCATTTATTGTTGCTGGGCTTTTTGCTGTGTTTGGTGGGTTCTTGGCGGGGCTCTCTTCGCTTTATGTGAAATAGAAAATTCTGCTTTGAAACCCCGCATTAGCGGGGTTTTGTTTTTTATGGAGTCGAAAATGTCAACATTTACAGCAAGCAGGGTTGTTGATATTGATGGCGTTGAGCTTACCGTGCGTGAACTTAGCGTTGCGGATGTTCGAAAACTAATGCAAGAGGTCAGTGACCAAGACCTCGTCAGTAATGCTCTCTTCGAAGATATCAGGCTTTCCGATCTGTGCCTGATGACGTCGGTTACGGAGAGCCAAATTAACGATCTCCGGCCGAGCCAACTCGCCAAGTTGCGGGATGCATGTAAAGAGGTGAACCCGCATTTTTTCGGAATGCTGGGCCGTCTCTTGAAACTCCGCGACAAGCCTTGAGGAGTTTGGAGCGCGCCATTTGCGTTCTGGTGAGGCTTGGGCATCACCACGTCCTTGAATATCCCTGGTCGCTGTTCTTGACCGCGCTGAAGGCTGAATGAAATGGCTGACGTAAAGATCCGGCTGACTGCTGACCTCGATGATGCGCTGCGCGAGGTGTCAGGTTTCCGCAAGGAATACGCCGAACTGGTCAGACAGGTCGCGCAACCTCTCAAGCGTTTAAACGATTTCACTGCTCTCGAAAGCACCCTTGAGGACACGCAACGCCAGGCGCGCTCGGCGCGCGAGCAGATCCGCACGCTCGGCAACGAACTGGCATCGACGATCAGGCCAAGCCGCGAATTGCAGCAGGCTTACCGGGACTCCATTTCGGATTTGCGCAGCCTGGAGCGGGCAGAGACGGTCCAGATAGCTCGGCTTTCCGCGATGCGCCGGGAGTTGAAGCAGGCCGGGCTGGATACGAGGAGCCTGACATCCGAACGGCAGCGGCTCCAGCGGGAGCTGGATCGAAACCTCCAGGCTGGCCGGAATGATGCGGCCACCACCAGCCTCCGGCAACAGGCGGCAGCGATCAAGCAGAGCGCGATCGAGCAGCGCCGCTACAACTTGGAGCAAGCGCGTAGCACCCTGGGAGTAGCCAGGGTGCGCGAACTGCAGGCTGCCATCGGGCAGTTGAACCAGCAATATCGCATGCTTCGGTCCAGCGGAACGCTGTCCACAAGGGAGCTTGCCGTTGCGCAGCGGGCGCTCAAGAAGCAGATCGCGGAGACCAAGAGCGAACTCAACTCGCTTGGTGCCGGCTCGCGGCTGTCGAGCATCGGCTCTCTCCGCGGGAGCGGCCCGGCACTGGCGGTTGCAGGTCTCGCCGCCGCGGTAGGCGCTGCAACGGCGAAGCTAGCGAACGGGGCCGACACTGTTGGCCGGCTTGATTCCAGGCTTCGCCTGGCAACCCGCTCGCAGGAAGAGTTCAACACCGCGCAGATCGAACTCGACCGTATCGCTGATGATGTTCAGGGCGATGTCGGCGACCTCATCGGCCTTTATTCGCGGTTGCAGCGCCCTCTGCGGGATGCGGGCATGGATCAGCGCGCCGCCCTCGAAACCGTAGAGGCGGTATCCCTTGGCCTGAAAATTGGTGGGGCATCTGCCGAGGAGTCGGCCTCGGTCATTACCCAGTTCTCCCAGGCCATCGCCAGTGGTGTCCTGCGGGGCGAAGAGTTCAATACCGTTCTGGAGTCCTCGGATCGAATTGCTGGCGCTTTGGCGGACTCCTTCGGGGTGACTGTTGGCCGGCTTCGTGAGATGGCTGCCGCCGGTGAACTGACCTCGGAGCAGATCGTTATCGCGCTGCGGAAGGAACTTCCGAAGCTCCGCGAGGAGATGGCTTCGTTTGCGCCGGAGATCGGCGCGGGGCTGAACCGGATCTTTTCCGAAACCCAGAAATATTGGGGGCGCAGAGCGAAGGAAACAGGCATCGTCGACTGGGTTGCGAACCAGTTGAACGATGTTGCCAAGGGGATCAACACGGCGAATACGCTGGTGAAAAAGGGCGAGGGCAGCCTCACGGCCACCCTCGCCGCCGAGAAGGCGCGTCAAGAGCAGATCGTGAAGCGCCAGAACGATGCCCTGAAGCGGGCTCGGGATCAGAACGTCGCTGATCTCCAGTCTGAGGTTGTTCGGACCAAGGCCCTACTTGAGCAGTCCACCAAGAACCTCAACGACGCGCTTTCGCGCCAGGCAGATGTCCGCAAGGAGTTTGCCGACCTGGTGAAGGGTATCCAGGCGACGCCCGCCTCCGGAACGCAGACCTTCGGTGATGCCACTGCGGCCCAGGCCTCGGCTCGGAACGCGCTGACCGCCGGCAACAACCAAAAGGCGATCGAGGAGGCGCGCCGCGCGCTGCAGATCCTTCAGCAACTGAAGGATGCTGGCGCGAACAGCTACGGCTTCGAAGGCGTGGCCAAGGAGGTGGAGCGAATCGCCAACAAGGCCGCAGAGGTAGAGGCTGGTAATGCCAAGGCTGCGGATGACGTCAACCGCCTGAACCTGGCCGACCTCGAGGAGCGCATCAAGGCTGTGCAAAACGTCGAGGTGTCGTTCGGAATGGACTTCGAAAGCGCGGAGACCTTGAAGCAACAGGTCGCCGACATCGCCGCCGGCCTGGCTGAGCAACTCGTGATACCTATCACGCTGGTTCCGCCTCCGGAGATGGGCTTGCCTGGCGTGCCCAGCATCACCCCCAAGATACCCGGGTTTGCCACTGGTACGCAGAGCGCTCCCCCTGGCATGGCGTGGGTTGGGGAGCGCGGGCCGGAGTTGATGATGATGCGCGGAGGAGAGCGCATCTTCAACGCAGTGCAGTCGCTGCAGATGTCGCAGAGGTATCAACGAACTCTCCCCGAGATACCCGAGATTCCGACCGCGGCGCTTCAGCAGGCGAATCCGCCGGCAGCCATGCAAAACCTGGGTTCGCTGACCCTCAACCTGGGCGGAGACGATGCCGGTTTCACAGTTTTCGGGACACACGACACGCTCCGAGATATACGCAAGGCCGCCTCGAAGTTCGGGCGGACACGCCCAAAATGACCGAGCCCGCCTGGCGCGGGCTTTTTTATGGAGTTGGGAATGATCATTCCGAACGTGATGCTTGGGGGAGTACCGATCGTGATACACGGCGGCGCCCCTCAGTGTCAGTACCAAGCTGTAGATGGCGGCGTCGAGCGATTGAGGCTCAGCGGAGGTGCGGCAGTACAGATGACGCACTGGCGCAAGACGGCAATCACCATCAGCGGTTCAGGATGGATCGGCACGGGGATGCTTGGACTCGACTTCGACAACCCGTTGGAGCTGCGATGCAATGCGTCGCTTGGCATTTCCGGCCGTACTGCCGCCGACCGAGTATTCACAATCCCTGGAGAGGTTCGGCCGGACGCCGGTCCGTGGGGGCTGGCGCTGGTCGGGCGTGAGTGGGTCAGAACGGACGTGTCGTCCGCCGGCCAGGTGGTAACTGCGTCGGAGATCCCAGGCGCGCAACTCTACCGCGTCGAGTGGTGGCCGCTGTTCCACGTCTTCGCGTCCATCCCTCCTGAGGCTCTTGATTCTTCGAACAACAGCCGGACCTGGCAAATTGTCGCTGAGGAAATCTGATGCTCAACGGTGGACCGCTCAATAGCGCTGCGCTGAACTCTGCCGCTCACTCCGCTGTGCCTGGTCCTGAGCCGATCATCCCTGGCTACGCTTTCACATGGCGCCCAATCGTGCGCGTTGGCGATGACGACGTTACGCCGCTCCTGACCGGGGAGATCGAGGTCGATCGTGAAGAGGGGGCGGCTGGCGTCGCGTCCTTTTCGATCTATCTCGGCGACGGCCCTGTTGTCCCTACGGACTGGATTGGTCGAACCGTAACCATCGACTACGCAACGGAGACTGCGGGTGAGCTGAGTCAGGGCCGGCGGTTTACGGGAAGGGTTACGCAGCCAGCCTGGAATCCTGTTCGGCGCGTCCTGGACGTCAGTTGCACGGACCAGTTGCAGCAGCGTGTAGAGGCCATGGAGATTGCGGCCGTCGACGCCCTGGTCGGCGGCGCCTGGTCCGCCGATGTGTTCGAGCCGGTCGATGGGCGCTCGCGGTGGGACTACGCCCAGGAGCGTTTGACCAGCGTTACCGGGAGCTTGGACTGTTCGCCATATGGTGCTCTCCGCGTCACGTCATGGCTTTCGGTGGTTCCTGCCTTCGAGTTCGGCCAAGGCTCTACGGTATACGGATCGCTTACGGTCGAGTTGGCCGACCTGAGTTCGCAGACGAACAGGATCGAGATCGAGTGCGACTACCGATTCAGCCGGCTCTGGCAGTTGAACGCCTCGTATGGTTGGCAGCACCCCGGCACGGGTAACGCGGTCGGCGAGGCGGGGTTCTGTAATTGGCGCGGCGACGACACCGAGTTACCGGATGTCGAGATGATCACCTCGGCGACCGAGAGCAGCGGCCAGACGTTGTTCTATGCGACCTGGTATCCACTGCCGCCCACGGGCGTCTACTGCAATCCGCCGGCGGCATGGGTAAACAACTTCACCGAGCTGCTGCTCGGCGGAAATTGGATTGCTGGCCGGCGCTGGGTGCAGTCCGTTACAGAGCGCTATCGGTTGGTCATTGAGGTTCAGCCGAGCGTGGCGGCGACCGGTCCGATTGTCGGTCGGCAGCGTGCCTCGTTCGAGATCGAGTCGGACAGGGCCGAGCGCTGGGAAAGCGACCCGATCACCGGCGGCAGCACCGGCTACGACGACGAGAAGGATGGCAGCCGGCGTTTGTCCGCGCTGAACTGCTTGTTGGCCCAGGGAGCAACGACACTCATCGCCGCGCACCGTGGGACGACTGTGACGTGGGACGTGCCCACCAGCATGGTTCTACCGATCGACCTAGTGCATACGCTCCGCCTCGATGATCAGGGGGCGCGCGCGGTGGGCAAGTGTCGACGCATTGTCGACCGGCTCGACCTCGCATCCGGAAGCGCCCTGACCACGATCTCTATCGCGGTGATGCGAGGCGGGGGCGGCGCAGCAGACCCCCTTGTTCCTCCTGCTGGCTCGTCCGATCCCGTCAGTCCACCGTCGGGCGGCGGACAACTCACGACGCAGCTCGGGGGCCGCAACGGCAGTCCCGCGTATGACGATGAGGCGGATGGTTTCTCGGGAAACTGGAGCAACCGCGATCCCGGCGCTGAGTTGTTCCCGCGGCGCTTCTCGTTGACCGCAAACGACATTCCGGAGACCTACCGGGACGAGCATGCGCCGGAGCTCGCGGCCACCTACCGGGTATCCGTGCCTGACGACTTACTGGAGATGTAGCGATGGCGAGAGCCTGGATCAACAACTGGAAGACGACGCTGAGCGCCGGCTTGGCGCCTGGCGCCACTAGCCTGACGGTTCCGGATGCCGCCGCCGCGTTACTGCCTCTCTCCGGCGGTAGCTGGGTTCTGTTGACGCTGGCGGATGACGCTGGCGCGCAGCATGAAATCGTGAAGGCAACCGTCCGCGCGGGCGGTGTGCTGACGATTGAGCGCCGACAGGAAGGAACAACTGATGGCAACTGGCCGGCGGGAACGGCGATCTATGCAGCCGTCACGGCCGGCGATCTCATGGCACTGCAAGCGCGAATCGCGGCCTTGGAGGGCGGCACTCCCGACGGAGCCCTGGTCGATGCGAGTGGTTCGGCTCTCGTCGATGGCGCCGGAAACAACCTGATCATGGAGAACATTTGATGGCAACTGTTACGCACGTCCTGTCCGGTGCTGGCGCTCCACCCTCGGCCCCGCCCAGCGTGGGCGCTCATTACGTAAACACGACAAACGGTGACCAATACCTTGCCAAGGGCACGGCCTCTGCGGCGGATTGGGTGAAGCAGGGCGGCGGAGGTGGAAGCGCTCCCTCCGAAGTACTGCACATAACTGGCGCGGGCAATTTCTCGCTTGGGCCGCAGCACGCAGTTGTCGAGGCGCCTCTGAACAACATTCCTGAGAACGAGATCGGGGCTGTCGATATCGACACAGCCTCTTCTCGGCAATTTGATTTGCACGTCAAGGGGAACGCAGATTCAGTGTTTTTCGTCGGGACCGCGGGTGGCGTCGACTTGCCGGGTGGGACGTTCATCGTCGGGATGCAGAGGAATTGGGCTTCAACCCGCGAGTATGGATTCCAGATCCGAGGCATAGACCTAGCTGGTGAGGCCTGGGTGCGGGTGTATTACGACGCCGGCGCCGGAACTATGACCATGCTTGTGCTCGCTGACGTGCCAGCGCCGGCATAAGGAGGTGGATCATGGCTCTATCAGATGAGCGCCGCGGTATCGGCGCGAGGAACGAAGCGATCCGTCGCGCCGGCGGCCAACGGGTTGAAGCGGAGCGCCGCGGTGACCAGGGCTTGACCGCGGCGCTCAACCGGCTGATCGAGCCTGAGCGTCAGGCGCGCGCACTGCGCAAGATCGATCCGCGCGGCGCTCTGGATGCTGCGCGCGGCAGGGCCGACTACAACCCCGCCGGCAAGCAGATCGGCGGGGGCGGTGTGTCCTGGCCGCTGGCCGAGACCGACAAGTCGAAGCGCACGGTGGCCGACGAGGAGATCGTGAGCACCGATGGCCTGGTCGTCGTTGTGTTCAAGCGCGTCACCAGCTTCGAGATGCAGGATGGCGGCTCGAATATTGGTCGCATGGAGTTCAAGGCATGAATCAACTGATGCCCTGGGACGGCGAGGTCGTTCGCATGGGCTGGCCGTGGCACGGAAAGATCCGGCAGTCCGATATGAACCAGGTGGGGGAGGTTCTTTTACCCAACGGCAGCTCTAAGCCAGCGATCTCATGGTACGGAATCTGGGAGATGCATTATACGTATCTGTTCGACATGGGCCTGCCGGATCAGGACGACCCGCAGGTCGAGGAGCAGGGCGGGAAATGGTGGGGCAGGGCGATCCTTCGAGGAGGGGGAGAGACGAACTACCAGCTTTATTATGGCGGAGCCATAGTTTCTCAAGGCGAAAACTCTTTCAATGTTGGTTCGCCGTTTCTTGGTGTTCCTATTTGGTGGGATGAAGATGAGGAGCCGAGGAAGCCATACTATGTTGATATAATATTTGGAGAGAGACCCTGGGCTCCTCCTGAGGAGCGCTATGCGTTTATTTTTAGAACTCTAGCTGGAACTGTTCCGGATATTTTATATATCCCAAGCATTGATGCTATAGGGCAGGGCGAGGATCAGCCCGAGTGCGCCTCAAGAACTAGGGCGACATACGATGGTTGGGGGGTGGGTAAGTCTGTAAAATTTTACTATTTCCCATTGCTTGGCGTATACCAGAACAAGATATTGATGGGTGTCGTTGTTCAGCCGGAAAACGATATATCTGGAGTTGGCTACCCTTCTCCTCCAGGCACATCAAAGGATAGCGGCTCGTCACCTGCTGGGGCTCCAAGGGGGCTGTATGGGCTGATAGAGATAACAATTGCGCAGGACATTCGTGATAAGGAATCTGATCACAGCAACACCATCTCTCTGCGAGTGATTGAAGACCGAAGGACTGCGCTCGGTAGGCCGGTTCATAATGTCATTGACCAAAAGAACCCTCCGCAAGACGGGGTTACAACGGAGTACTACCTTGACGAGTGGATCCAGTCTTCTGGTCTTGTAACCGCATGGTATGACGCTCAGGGAAACATTCAGACTGCTCGCTACAATCGCCGCCACTACGCATCCAGGGAGGCGAGTTACGGCCCGGAGGTTCCATCTAGAGTCGCCACTGAGAGGGCTAGTGAGGTAGAACTTCTTGATGGTTCGGGGAGCGTTGTGGACAGCTTCACGCTCAAGGAGTCTTTTGAGGCGCAAGAGCTTTCTGGTCTTGGTCTTCAGATAACCAGGACGGTGCAGGTTACCGGGGAAGAAGACGACGTAACCACTTATCTAGACCCGGATCATGTTGGCGGTGTCGATGTGGACGTTCCAGCTACGTTTCCTCCTGGCTTGCACGTTGCTAACACGGTCGTTACTTACCAGTGGCTAGTTAATGGCGAGAACAAATTAAGGGATCAGGATCAGCATCAACTATGGATAGCAGCACTGAGCAACAATAGCGCGGCACTCTGTTACGTTCGAGAGCCATACGACTACCCGGATGGTCAGGACACTACAACCGTTCGCGTGCGCCAGGGACCTGCCGTCAAGATTGGTGGAGTTAGTCCCAACACCCTCGTCGAGACCATTACCAAAAGCAAACTTCAGCATCGGTATCTTCGAGGATTTTTCTGGACGCCGGCCGATGGGTGGGTGCGCGCCAGTTGTAATCCAATTACCGGCGAATTGTCTCGCGGCAAAGAATGCCTCGAATACCACACTAGTTGGGTCTAGCAACCACCATTTCATAGGAGAAGCCGCATGACGCCGGCCTGTGTACCACTGCGCATTGAAAAAGGGGCGACGTTCCGCGACACGATGCGGATCATGCAACCGAGCCTGGTCTACCGGCCGATCACTCAGATCGCGCCGACCGCTCCCGTCCGGCTGACCATCCCTGGGCACGGATTGCCTGGCACGTGGCTGGCCTGGATCGATGGTGTCCAGGGCATGCCCGAGCTGAACCGCGCTCGACTTCGGCAACTGCCTCACCGGGTCGCGTCCATCGACGACAACACCGTCGAGATCAACCTGCTGTCAGCCGCTGGCCTTGCGCCTGTGGGCGGGCAACTGATCTACCAGCCACCTGTTGAGCTGGCTGGCGCCGAGGTACGGATGCAGATCCGCGATGTGCCAGGTGGGACTGTGCTGATGACGCTGGCGCTCGGCTCTGGCCTTGAGATCGCTGGCGCCGGAACGATCTCGCGCGAGATCTCGGCATCGGCTACCGCGGCGCTGGCCTGGTCGTCTGCGGTCTACGACGTGGACGTGACCTACCCGGATGGAACGGTCCATCGCTACTACAGCGGGCCGATCACTGTGAGGCGTGGGGGAGGGTGCGATGGATGACACCGCCGAGCCCTGGGCGCTGGCGATCGAGGTCGATTGCGAGCCGCTTGTGCTCAGCGAGATGCAGGAATACGCGGTCACAGTGACGCCGCCGGCAGATGTGCTTGTGGTTGTTGTGGGTGACCAAGGGCCTCCCGGGAGGGATGGCGTAGACGGTGCCCAATGGGGCGCGACTGACTGGTGATGAAATGGCCCAGATTCGATTTTTCAAAGTGGCGACCCTGCCGGGTACGCTGGAACCCGACTCGTTCTACTTCGTCGAGAACGGCAGCTACTCGGAGTCCTACCTGACGAACAGCGCCGGCGTGGCGCGCTCGATCGGCAACAGCGCGATGATCAACGCGCTGATCAACGAGGCGCTGGCCAGCCTGCCCGGCACAGGCGCACCGATCCTGTTCGTAGCCGATATCGCTGCACGCGATGCCCTGGAGCCTGAGGGTGCAATCTTCGTCCTGGTTCAAGACGCTTCCGCCGACCCGACAGTCGAATCCGGCGCTGCGCTGTACGCATGGAACCCGGCGACCAGCGCGTGGCTGAAGGTGGCCGAGTATGAGTCGATGGACGTCGAGCTCAACTGGGACGCGATCAACGGGCGGCCGACCTCGACTCCGGCGCAGATCGACACTGCCGTTTCCCAGGCGCACACGCACGCGAACAAGTCGACGCTCGACAAGTTCAGCGAGGACGGCGGCCTGGTTCGATTCGGCGGGCAGCCTATTCCGGCTGAGTGGAACGGGGCGGCCTGGTAAATGGCCGTCCTCCAGACCCACAAGGTCGTCGCGCAACTGCCTGCCGCGCTGGAGCCGAACGCGATCTACTTCGTCCGGCGGAGCGCCGGATACGACCAGTTCGTCACCAACGGCGCCGGGGTGGTGGTGGCCTATCCGATGAACGTCCGCATCCCCGCGGCTGTTCCTGGGTATCTCGCCGATGGCTCCATGCTTCGGCTCACGATGAACCCTGACGGCCAACTGCCGGCCTATACCGCCGGCGGCGCAACTCTCAACCTACAGGTGCTTTTCAATGGCTGATGTACGCCCGACGAAACTCCAGGCCGACGGCAACGGCTACGGCAGTCTCCGCGAGTTCGCCGACGGCGACACGGTGCCGGTTGCGCTTGGCGGCACAGGCGCTGCAACTGCCGCTGGCGCGCGCACGTCCCTTGGGCTTGGGAGTGCTGCAGTTAGAGCTGCCCTGGGTTCAACTGGGGCTTTGTACTCTCGAGACAGCATTCTGGGCGCCGTTTCGCAGTCGAGCGGCGTACCGACTGGCGCGGTGATCCAGCGTGGCAGCAACGCGAATGGTGAGTTCGTTCGGTTTGCAGATGGAACTCAGATTTGCATACGCCAAATCACGGGGTCTGGTAGCAACTACCAAGCAGGGCCCAACACAGTGCAGTTGGCGGCTGAGTTTATCGGAGGATCCTCATATAGCCTCATCGTCAACTGGATACCGTTCAGCGGCTGGCCATCGGCTGCGGCGGGGGTTAGGGGCGGCTACATGGGCGGGGACCAAGTTACTTTCTACTTGAATGAAGACCTTGGTACCAACGGGTTGAGCATTATGGTTGTGGGGAGGTGGTTCTGATGATCATCAAGTTGTCACCGTTTGCTCCGCTGCCGGGAAGCGACGAGCGCCTGTCACTGAGCAGGGCTGGCGATGTACTCACCGTGAACGGCCAGGCGTTCGACTTCACTCCGCTCCCGGAGGGCGGCGAGTTGCCGACCGAGGCCATTGGATCGGAGTTATTCGCTGGTCCTGTGGCGCGAAGGAATGGCCGGCTGGAACTAACCCTGCGGTTCCCGCTGGCCGCTGATGCCAGTGCCGCCGCTCGCTTCCCTGAACCGTTGCTGATCGAGGCTGATGGACCTGTGGAGTTACCGCGATGATCGACTGGAGCCAGGTAAAGACCGCTGAACAGCAGGCGCAAGAACGCTGGCAGGCTGAGTACGATGCCGCAGCCGTGGCTCGGGCAAATGCCTACCGCCTGGAGAGTGACCCGCTCAAGACCGAGGCCGAGTTCGACGCTATCAAGGCCGGCGTGGAACCGGACTACTCTGCCTGGATGGCCAAGGTCGAGGAGATCAAGGCCCGCTTCCCGTTGCCTAGTCCACTAGCTGAATAGGTAGTTGTGACGAGGTTCACGTTTTTGCCACGTTCCGACAGTCTGATATGCGGAGTAGATAGGGATGTTGGTATGGACGAGATGTTGCGGCGTAGGCTCCGGGCGGAGTTACTGGAGGTGGGATTCCTCAACCAGTGTTGCCTTGACCTGATGGAAAGCATGGAGGCTGAGTTCAGCCTCACTGATGACCAGCGCGAGTGCATCGAGCAACTCAGCCGATTTCTGCAGGAAGGGATCGGCAAGCTGACATTCCTGTCCGAGCGTGTGGCGGCCGGTGATATTGTTGTGCTTTGTTGA